GTAATGTCGAAGAACTATATGACCCTGGTTTCGCACTCGGACGTTCAAACTGCTACCCCTCTGCTTATTATAGTTCGGAGACTCTTGGATCAGAGCCGTCGATACGCGGTAGAACCCTATATATACCAATTAATGCGTGGTTTACACTCGATAGTCGATGCGCATTTCCACTGGTTTCCTTACAATATAACGAGTTGGAAATTTCGGTTACATTTCGTCCAATCCAAGATTTAATACAGATTCGCGACATAACGGATTCTACAAATTTGTATCCATACGTTCGACCAGATTTCAATATAAACGAACATCAAATGTATCGGTTCCTCCAAACGCCGCCATCCATATTTTTAGAGCCAGAGCGATATCTAAACAAGATTAATACTTGGAATTCCGACATACACATTATGGCAACGTATGCATTCCTATCGAAAGACGAAGCTCAGTTATTCGCAATGAAAGATCAGGTATATTTGATAAAGGACGTAATTCGCTATGACTTTCAGAATATTACAGGTTCTAAGCGTGTCAAACTGACATCATCTGGCATGGTGGCAAATTGGATGTTCTATTTTCAAAGAAATGACGTATCTATGAGAAACGAATGGAGTAACTATACGAATTGGCCGTATCGAAATTTGCCTGACGACATTGCTCCGGCACCAGATATTCTCCCCGACAAGTTTTACGACGAAGCCATTGATAGATATAATCTGGGGTCTGGACCTAGGAAACAACCGGATGGTCAAAACACGGGAATTTTATACACTGGAACATTTAGTGCTCAAAATCAGAAGCACATATTACAAACGATGGGGATTTTATTGAATGGCGAATACAGGGAGAATACGCTTACGCATGGGGTGTTCGACTATCTAGAGAAATATGTAAGAACCAATGGATCGGCGAAAGATGGTATCTACTGTTATAACTTCTGTTTGAACACGAATCCATTTGAATATCAGCCATCTGGAGCTCTCAATATGAGCAAATTCAAAACGATCGAGTTTGAGGTGAATACATATAGTCCGCAGTTTGATTTGGTAAATTCGCAAGTGAATGTTATATGTGATTCGGCAGGTAATCCGATTGGTGTTAATAAACAGAACTGGCGTCTGTATGAATACAATTACAATTTAACGATATTCGAAGAGCGGTATAATATACTTTCATTTATATCAGGACAATGCGGGATGTTAATGGCTAGATAATATATACACTTATTATAACTATGTCGGAAACCAAATGGAGAAATAAAAAGGAACCATTTACTAATAAAACAAATACAGAAATAATACCCGAAGATGTATTCGATACAGATGACGATGATATTATAATAGACAAACTTAAACAGTCAAAACAAAAATCGAAGGGTTTCAGCAAATTGCCGGTTCTCGATAATATATACGCACCTACGGAAGGATTCACAAACAAGAAGAGGAGTAAAAAGAAGAGTAAGAAAAAAAATGCTAGTAAACCATCTGGAAAAGGATCCACGGATAAAAAAGCAAAATTAAATGCCATGATGAGCAGTTCTGCAGTTTTTAGTGGCAAAGAGTTTGCTCAGGCAAAACAGATACGCGATTTCGCAGTAAACTACGCAAAATATGCAGATATATTTTACGACATCGATGTTATAATGTTGAAAATAAACGATTACATTGTGTTGGCGCATAAATTAGAGAAGTCAAAAAGCGCGCTTTGGTATTATCAATCGACGAATCGATCGAGATTCAATTTGGACGAATCTGTTAAGATATTGACTGTTAGTGAAATCAACCTAGCACTTGAAGCCGAGTATGAGGTTCTTTCTTACGCAAAGAAACAACAATATGTTGATTTGGAGAACAGACATAAGGCAATATATGAAAACGCTGTAAAGACCGTCAAAGCCGACGCCGATCTTATTGTGAGTGCCATACGCGGATTTTCGACGACTTTGATTTGTATTTTGATAAGTTATAATATTTTATATACGTGGATTCATTGCGAAGGTAAAGGATTCGGAAATCTAATCAAAAATATAAACGAGAATTTCCCATCCTTTTTTACCTTTTTAGCGAAACCCGCAGTTGATGTGCTAACCTTTATAGAAAACACAATGAATATGCCAAAAGTTGGGGTTGCTTTAATGGATCCAGTAAAATTATACCTGGGAGTGTTTGCTATAGTTACCTATACTGGAATATTTCAGTCTATTGCGAGATCGGCATCTAAACTTATGGTCGATTCGCTGACTGCAATACTAAAAGGTAAATTTTCAAAGTCTCCCATGGTTTATCTTTTAATTACGGCTGTTTGGGCGGCGTATTTCGGCGGTAAGATTGTCGAAAATCCAGGATTCATAGCCGGAGTAGTACCAGTATTGCTAATCGGACTTATCTTTTTACTTACTGTAATTTTGAGCTCATTGTTTCTAGCGCCATATTTTGGATTGGCAATATCAGGTTATGTCGTATATAGGTTTATATTTATGATTCCGCTAGCTACCGCTGTGGTTGGCATGTTCAATGTATTCAATGACATCGATGTTCAGTCGAACCCAAACCCGGATACAAACACGAATTGTAGCTTTGAGTGTATCAAACATTACGTTCAGACACTACAGTTCTACTTCAAGAATCTATTCACTATTATGTTTTCGCTATTAACTATGAAAACTATTTTACTGTTCGCTGTAAAACTCAATAATAAAAATCTTCGAATCACATTGCCTACGGTTATGTCCGTTTTATTACTTATCGGATTCAAGAAGAAGTACGATTCGCGGTGCGTAACTGAACAAGCACCAGCGCTGGTAGAACGTGATATAGCAGTTACGAAAGCGGGAGTAACAGCAGCACCAACAAAAACATCTACAGCATCAGAAACAACCACAGTACCAGTAACACCAGCATCAGAAACAACCACATCATCAGCACCAGTAACAGCCGCGGCATCAATGCCAGTAACACCAGCATCAGAAACAACCACATCATCAGCACCAGTAACAGCCGCAGCAGAAACAAGCCCATCAGAAACAGTAACAGTGCCAGAAATACTACCGCCACCGCCGCCAGCATCAACATCTACAAAACCTAAGATAGTAGTGCCGCCACAAACATCTTCTATAGATCCCAATGACGTAGAAGTAAAATTAGATGAATAATAACAGAAAATGATATAGAATTTACGAAGGTTATAAATTCTATATGGCAAAAAAGAAAACATTTTATCCACTTGTATCTGTATGTACACCGACGTTCAATCGACGTCCGTTCATTCCGATGATGTTCGAGTGCTTTCGAAACCAAACATATCCGAAGGAACGCATCGAATGGATTATTATAGATGACGGCACAGATAAGATCAAAGACTTGGTAAAATCGTCAGGCATTTCACAGATCAAGTATTTCGAATTACCAAACAAGATAACACTCGGTGCGAAGCGTAATATGATGCACGATAAATCTACCGGCCAGATAATTGTTTATATGGATGACGACGATTATTATCCTCCGGAGCGTATCTCTCACGCAGTCGAAGTATTGAACGCAAATAAAACCGCCCTGTGTGCCGGATCGAGCGAACTCTATATTTATTTCAAGCATATTCAACAGATGTTTAAGTGTGGTCCGTATGGCCCGTCGCACGCAACCGCCGGTACATTTGCGTTCCGTCGTGAACTACTCGATATAACCCGATATAACGACGAAGCTTGTCTGGCAGAGGAGCGGGAATTTCTGAAGGGTTATACGATTCCGTTTGCACAATTGGACCCGATGAAGACGATATTGGTGTTCTCGCATGACCACAATACATTCGATAAGAAGAAATTGCTAAACAATAAGCATCCGGAGTATTTTCGCGAATCGGACAAGACTGTCGATATGTTCATCCAATTTAATGACGAGGCGAAGATCAAGAAATTCTTCTTGAAGGACATCGACGACAAATTGGCGAAGTATGCTCCCGGTGAGCCTGCCATGAAGCCGGACGTTATTATCCAGACGAAGGAAATTGAAGAAAAACGCAAATCCGAACAAGCGAAGAGCGCAGGGTCTCAAGGACTGGTCGTCCAACAAGAGGGCAAAGATCCGGTCAAAGTATCTATGGAAGATATTGTAAAGATTATAAATTCGCAAAATCATACTATACAGGCGATGAAGGCCCGAACTCTCGAACTTGAGGCATTGGTGGCGAAGCTCCAAGAGCATAAACCGGCGAGCAAATTAGAGCCAGAGGTTTCGGTTCAATTGCTTTAAACCAAGCTCTCGACGTCTTCATCGACATGAGTTTTCTTTGTATTGTTATCTAAATACCTATACAAACGCCGAATGTCCAGCTTACCTATATTATTGTTCTCGAATAGCTTACATGCCTGAGTCATGCTATCTACATTTGTATTGAGATCTTCGCCGAATATGAAGCGCAGTTCCTGGAAGAACGCAATCAAATCCTTTCTATCCATATCCAAGTCCTGACAAATAGTATATATGAATTGTTGGTTATTATATTCAGTCGAGTATTTGGTGAGAACCTTCGTAAATCGCACTTCGTCTGGATTGAACTGATTTTTATTTTCAGGAAATGTATCATGGTATATCTTGTTGTTATGAAATGTCTTTATCATTGAACTCATCTCATTAAATTGCCATATCTGATTCTGGAATGTAATTCTATCTATATAGTCCGCAAAACACATATTATCGAGTATATTCAAATAAAATGGCATCGTTTTCTGGTTGTTTTTTTTAGAAATCGTGTCGATTATATTTTCATGCCACAGCAGTGCTACGATCGTCCGGTCTGTCTCGTTTATAAAATTATTGTGTTCAGAAATTGGCACATGTCTATTTAATAGCGTCTTTGTAATTTGTTTGGAATCTTCGTTTTGAGACTTGAGATGAAGAATATTTCTGATAAGGGATTCATTCAGTAATTCCGGTGAGTTGTCATATATTTTTTTTATAAATTGGAGCTTCCTCAGATCGCCTTGCACATATTCCAAAATTATATTGGTAATTGATTGTTCTGTGGGTGCTGTCTGATTCAGAACTGTCGTAATTTGCTGGTCAGTTGGCGTTTTCAATTCAAATGTATAGCAGACTTTCATCAATTCCTTCATCTTTTTATCAACGAAATAATTACCGATACAAATAATCGGATTCATTGTGATATCCTCGAGCCGCTGCTTTTTCGTTTTCTTTTGGCGGATCAGTTTAATAAGTGATGTAATGCCGCCTTTGTCGCCGCTATTCATGCCGTCTATTTCGTCCATAACTATCACGATCTTTTTGACCTGTTTGTTCAACATGTGGAGAACATTTCGACTGGATATATTGTTACTTGTGATCGTGTCGATTAGTGACGTATTACGGACATCTCCTGCATCATATTTTACAATATCGTAATTCAGCCCTTCTAGAAGCTTTGT